CCCGTTGGCGACGAAGTCCGGCCACGAGTGCCCGTTTGCGCGGAACCACTCCCGCACACCGTTCGCGCACAAGCCGCAGGCGCGGATATGTGCCATTCGCACGATCACTTCTTGATCGGCTGAGTGCGCAGGTTGCCCCACCACAGAACCTCCCAACCATCCTGCCAGACGTCGCCGAAAATGACGGTCTGCGGGATGTCCTCCTCGTGTTGCGGAAACTCGAATTCCTCGAGCGTCGCTGGCTTCGGCTTGGTCGCCTTGGGCTGCATGAGGGCCGTGATGCCGAAAGAAACGGCAAGCGTAGCCACAGCAATGAATATGGCTGTAAACGGGTCCATTACATAAGCCTCGTTCCATTGAACGGACTCTGCTCAATTAGATGTCGAATTCCGCCATAGTTTTCCGTATTGGAGAACTTCGTGCAGCCGCCATCGTAGGAAAGATCGCAACCTGGATACAACGTAATTTCCTGGCCGACCTCCAGACCGTGGGTGCCGCTGAGCGTGTAGACTGTATCCGTAGTGCCTCCGGCCTGGATCATCCGCCGATCCATCGAACCGTCTGGGCGGGTCCACTCGGCAAAGCCGCCGTCAAACCAACCGGCGTCCTGGCCGCCGATCTCCACGGCGGTGATCGACGTGGCGGTCAAGGCCGTAATGGTGATCGTCACCGCGTAGTCGGCCTTCACCACGCCGCACTCGGGCGCGTAGAGCATGTTGCCGCACTGGCGGGACCAGAGGTGCCGAAGACCGCCGCGCTTCAGGGACGGGCCAATCAGCCGTCCTTTCATTTGCGCCCTGGCGTCGCTGATCATCTTCGAACTGTCGATCGTGCCGACCCAGTAGACCGGCGCATCGGTATCGCCGTAGTGGAGCCTGCGAATGGTCAGCCACATCTCTTCCGAAGGCGGCGGTCCGGCGAGGTACTGATGCGGCGGCAGGCTGGCGTCGATCGTCAGCGTGATCCCGTCGCCCGTGTCACCCGACGACTGCGTGCCGTCGTCCTCAATGGCCGCGGCCGTGTAGACGGCCGGATCGCCGTGTTCGTCCAGGCCGTAGGTGATGTCACGGTCAGCGCTGGTGTAGCGGTGATACGTTGTCCCGAGATTGAACTCGTAGATGAGGACTTCGACGAGATCCTGGTTCGAGACTGCGTAAGTATTATACGTCACCTTCGAACCCCGTTTCAGGTAGCGCCAACATCATTAGGATGAGGTTCGGCGATTGAAGGATTCCGACGCCCATATTCGGGCTGGTGAAGTGCGCGGTGACTTCGGTTGCATCGGGCACCCCTTCGATGTAGGCGCCCAACAGCGTGCGGAACGACCCGTGATCCGTGCCGAACACTGTCCAGTCCTTAGTGTCGGAACCGCCGGAGATCGTCGGCACGCCCGGATCAACATCGCTGCTGCCTTCGCAGTAGAAGCAAGATGCGTAGAACAGGGTGTTGGGGTCGGTCGACGTCAGGTTGCCGTCGCAATAGAATATGCTCGTCTCGGTGAACCACTGTGCCCCGCGGTAGATGTCCGCAAAGTTGTAGTTGGCCAACTCCATCACTGTGACGCCGTTGGCCAAGCTGAACGGAACCTGGGTGGTCGGCTCGTCGGGACCGCAGACTTTGATCGCAATATCCCAGCCCGGCCGCGAAATGTGCGGATCTGTTCCCACAACGCCTTCGGGAATAGCCCAGCCGCCGGCCGTGTTGACGATCGGCCTGGCGGGGTACCCCCAGCCAACGGCGATCATCAGGTTGCCTTCCGCCAACGAGCCGCAGAGCAATTCGACCGGCAGAGCGCCCGTGGCGCCTTCGTTGACCGCGTAGCAGAAGACCTGCTGCGGCACGCCGCAGGGAGTTGTGCCCATGACCGCGTTGGGGATCGGATAGTCGTTGAGTGCAACCTCCTGGCGGATGTTGGGGAACGCCTGGAACAGCGCGCGCACCTCGACCACGCTGGTCGTGTGGAATTCAAGTTCGATGTCGTCCTGGGCGAGCCGCATCAGCTCGAGGAAGGAGATCCGCTGCACGTTGGCGATCGACACTCCCGCCGGAAGCGCGGCCACCGTCAGCGTTTCCGTGTCGTCCACGTTGGCGACGACGGCGGTGATTTGGCGCTGGATGCGGGTTCCATCGCGCAGCACGATCTGAATGTGCTTCCGGGCGTCCGGTATGCCGCCGAGCGTCGCCATCCCGACAGACCGGACCTTCAGCGCGGTCGCCCCAGTGAGCGCGCTCTGAGCCAGAACCAGGTCGGCGTTGTGGCTCGGAACCCAGATGCCCTTCTGCTGGCCGCGCAGCGTGTAGAGCAACGAGCGGAAGTTCGCGAGGTCGGTCCGGCCGCCCAGGAGCCACTGGAACGACTGTGAATGGAAGGACCGACCGCCCGTGTCGACCGCGAGCCAGCGGCCGGATTCGTTGTCGAACGTGTCGCGTAGGAAGTCGTAATTGAGGTCCAGGTCCTCCCGCTCGTTCGGCGCCCAGTTCAGTACCGGGAAGCCGAGATAGGCGGTCATCGCCAACGTGTCGGGCCAGCTTTCCGGCGGGATCTGCGTGAACCGAAGGTTGGCCGTCGCAACCTTAGAGGTCCGCCGCGTGACCTTGGGCCCGTCCATGTAGCAGCGGCGCAGCGGATACAGGCGCGCGCGCGGCCAGTTGCGCGTGACCGGGTCGGCCAGAGTGAGGGTCGTGTCGGTTACGGCGGTGATCGCCACGCGCTCGTAGGTGCGGGCGTCTTCGCCGAGCAACACGGCATAGCCGTCTTCCAGGAAGCCGCGGCCGACGGTGTCGCAGGCGATCGAGGTGTCGCCCGAGTCGACGCTGACGGTGAGGCCATCCACCCAGACCGGGACCATCCACTCGCCCGCGCCCATCTTCGACATTGCCAGGTCAAAGTAGGCGCGGTCCTGGCCCTCGAGCAGCGGCGAGAAGTCGAATTGCCGGCGCGGATCGATGCGGACGCTGCGCCGGCTCTCCGCGCCCGTCTTCGACCGCTTCACATCGGTCAGCCACATCAGGCGATCGACGACCTTCTCGCTCCAATTGGGACGGAAGGTCCAGACCGGCAGGGCGACATCATCGACCATCTCAGCGCCCTCGGCCGAGCTGCTGAGCGATGGCCGGCACCGCATCCATGATGTGCGAGAAGATGATCTTTTTGCCCTTCTGAGAGGCGAGCATCTTCGGGACCATGTCCGGGTCCAGGAGCATGATGTTGGCGATGTCCTGGGGCGCGCCGCCCGGGCCGCCCACCAATCCGCCGCCGTTTAGGATGTTGCGCGGGTTGTTCCGCGACAGCACTTCCTCGCCGCGCTGAAGGATGGCTGGCACCTCGTCGGACCGGAGGCCGACCACGGTCCCGCTGTGGAAGCGAGGCGCGCCCAGGAAGGCGAGCGGCGAGATCGCGCGGCTACGCGATGAGACGCTGCCGACGATCCCGCCGCCGTGTAGCACGCCCACCGAGTTGGCGACCATCAGCGCTGCGGCTGCAGCTTGGAGCGCCGCGGCGCCGGCAATTATGGTCGAGCCGGCCGCGGCGACCATCCCGCCAGAGGCGCCCAAGGCCGCACTGGCGGAGGTGAGCACTGCACCTGCCGTCAGCACCGGAGCCACATTGAAAACGCCGTTGACGGCGCCCGCCAGGCTGTTCCCCGCGCCGGATTTCATAATCAGATTCAGAAGCTCCTGCTTCAGGATCAGCTCGCCGATCTGAAGCAGGAGGTCCGCAACCGTGGACGCCACGGCCTGACCGAACGATTGGAAGACGTTGGCGCCGTTGACGACCTTCTGAAGGAAAGACTCGATGCCGCGTGTGCCGGCGCTCGCCAGCAGGTCGTTCGCGTCCCGGACCGAGAGGACCTGGGTCGTCAGATTCGTGGTTTCGGCTCCCACGAGCTGAAGTTTTGCGACCCAGGCGTCGTAGGTCGTGTCCGTGATCGCGCCTTGCTCGCGCAGCAGATCGAGCAGGACCCGGATCTTCTCGATCTGGTCCTGAATTTCGGGCGTCGTGCTCGCGTAGGCGCCCTGAACCTTCTGCCGCCACTCGTCGAGGGTGATGAGCCCCTGGTCGAGCAGTTGGTTCTGCGTCTCGACCGTGGCGTTGCGTTCCTGGACGATGTCGTTCAGGGCGCGCTCTTCTGCCGCCAGGAGATCCCGGCCACCCCGGGCCGCCTCCGTCCGCGTCCCCGTGGTCGGCGTCTTCTGCAGGCGCTCCATCTGGTCGACGAACGCCTTAATCTTCGGGTCCGCCGCAGCGTCCGGCAGGGCCTTTGCGAAATCGCCCGCCGTCTTCGCCAGATCGGCCAGTTGCTTCGTCAACGTCGACGCCGCGTCCTGCTCTTGTTTGAAGGCGTCGGCAGCGCTGATGTTGCCGGCGGCGTACTGATCGGCGATGGCGCGGAGGCGGTCCTGACGCTGCTTCTCTAGCGCGTTGATCTGTTCGGAGTAGAACCGAAGGGTCTCCTGCTGCTGCAGGACCTTCGTGTTCTGATCGATCCGGGCGGTGAAGGCGCTGATGGATTCGCCGTTGATGTCCTTGCCGCCGAGCGAGGCGAACTTCGCCAGGTCGCCCTTGATCTTACCTGCCTGCGCGGCGATGGCGTCGAGCCGCTCCTTCAGCGACGCGGTCTGGCCCTCAGCGGCCTTCCGCTCGAGGTTGTTCTCGGCGGTGGCGATCGAGCCTTCCAGGCTGTCGAGCTTGTTCTGGAGCGCCTGCGCGTGCGACGCGGCGGACCGGGCCCTCGCCTCGTTTTCCTTGTTGACCTTCGTCTGCTCGATCTGCTGGCCAAGCGCGCGCGCGGCGTCCGCGCCAGCCTGCGAGGCACCCTTGGCCAAAGCGTCGTCATAGGCCTTCTGACCGGCCACTGCGACGCGGCGGGCGTCGTTCACACCCTTCAGGGAGTTCAGCTGGTCCTGGAGAGCATCCTTGACGTCTGCGTCGGCCTTCAGCTGCGCCTGGGTGGCGTCCTGGCCCGCTTTAGCAATGGCCTGGCGGCGCTGCGCAATCGCCTTCTGTGCGTCGGCGATCTGCCGGTCAACGCTGCTGACGGTGTCCAGGGCGTGGCCGCTCAGGGCCGTGCCGAACTTGCCCGCCAAGCTGTCCCCAGCCACCGCTTGGCCGGCTCGCACGATCGCCCGGCTCGCACCTGTAATGATCGGATGCTTCGCCAAGTTGTCGCGACGGGTTTGCAGTTCCTTCAGCTGCGCCAGTTCGCGATCGAGTTCGGGATCGCCCGTAACGCGTGGCGCCGGCTTGGCGCCTGGCAGGTTCGCCGTCGCGTTCTTCGCAGCTTGAGCCAGATCGCCCAGAAGTTTGATGGCCCCCTGGATCGGCCCGCTGTTCGCCAGGAACGTAAGGAAGTTGTCCCAGGCCTGGGTCAGGTTACGGATGGCCTCGGTCCACGGGCCGCGCGTCTTCGCGGCGCCCGCGTCCATCTGCCGTTCAAAGATTCGGAATGCCTCGGTCCGGGCTTCCTCGGCTTGGCCGCTTTCGAACAGTTCCTTGATGTGCTGTCGCTCGGCGGCGCTAAGGAAGTTGAACTGGTCGTCCAGTTTCTTGACCGCGTCGTACCCGTGCGTGAAGGCGGCGGCCATCTTCTCGGCCGCCTCGGGAACCTTCCCCCCGAAGATGTCCGCCATGTTCTGCGCGGAGCGACCGAAGCGCTCGATTTTTGTGTCGTCGAGGCCCGCCTGGACGAACTGTGAAATCGCGGCGCGCGCGTCTTTCAGAGACCCACCATAGACGTCCAGTTGGTGGGCTGCTGTCGCGAGCGCCTCGGCGCTGTGGTGTGCGCCGTCGGCCGACGCCGCAAGCTCGCCGCCGAACTCGCGCACAGACTCGGCGTGGTCGCCAACGTTGCCCATTGCGGCGCCGACGACGCCGAGCGCAATACCGAGACCGATCAACTCCGGCAGGATCGGCAGCAGGACCGCGCCCAGCTTCGGGAAGATCTGGATGATCTGGCCGAACTGCTGAGCAAAGGCTTGGCTCGGCGCCGTGCCGCTGGCGATCTGGGTGATCAGGTCGTTGACCTGGAAGCCGAGGTTCTGCAGCTCGTAGGGCCGCAGACCGAACAGGACCTCGCCCTTGCGGCCGGTCGGCTTGTTCGACTGCTCGACTTGTTGCCGACCAAGTCCGATCGCCCGCAGGAGTCGCTGGACAGCGGTTTCCTGTGCCGGGACCTGCTTCAGCGACTCCGACAGATCTATAACCTGCTTGAACCCGCCGCCCGACTGACCGCGGAGCTTCTGGAGCGCCTGCGCCTGGTCGAGATAGGATTGCTCGGCCGCCTTTGACGCCTCCCTGGCCAGCAGGAAGGCGGTCTTCAGCTCGTTCGTGGGCGCCGCAGCTGCGGCAAGCTCCCTGCCAAGGCGGGTCGCCTCTTCTCGTGCGTCCGAGAATGCCTGCTTGGCGGCGGCGACAGCCTGGACCTGGGCCCGGTAAGCGGCTGTGGCCTGCGCCGCCGGGCCGGCGGCAGGTCCGGCGACCGGAGCCTCGACCGAACGCGCCGCCTGTTGCCGGGCGATAGCGTCGCCCACGGCCTTCAGATCCGCGGCGGTCTTCTGCGACGCCGCGGACACGGCTTGCTGCTCGGCCACGATACCGCCGAGCGCGGCGCCGGCGCCCTGCGCGGCTGTCCGTAGCTCGTTGAACTGGGTCTTAGCGGCGTCGAGCTTGGCCTGCTGGTCGGTGAGCGCCGCGCTCGCCTCACCCAGTGCGCCGGTCAGCTGGCGCTGCTGACGCTCGGCTGCGCCGACCGCAGCGTTCGCCTCCTTGTTCGCCGCCGATGTCCGCTCGACGGCCTGGACCTGCTCCTGGTAAGCGAGGCTATCCTTGGAAACCCGGGTCTTCAGGAAGTCGAGCCGGGCCTTTTCAGCGTCGTAGGCCTGCTTGGAGGCGTCGGCCACCGCCTTCAGGCGCGAAACCTCATTGGCCGAGCTCGACTGAGCGGCGGAGAGCCGGCTCTGCTCCTGCGCGGCCGAAGCGACGGATTTTTCCAGCCGCTCGACCGCGGCCGTCGCGGAATCCATCTCCCGCGCGATCTTGCTGAACGCCTGTAGGCCCTTGGTCTGGGCGTCGAGCGCCTGGAACTGGTGGACCAGTTCGCCCAGCAGGCCGTCCATCCGCTGCGCGCCGGCCCCGGTGTTGGCTTGGGCCGACGTCAGCGTGTTGAGCGCATTCGAGATGGCGTCGATGGCCTTGCTCGCCTCGTTGCGAGCCCGGATAACCAGTTCGACGTCATTCTTGGCCATCGGCCCTAGCCCTCGTTCAGCTTTTCAATGAGGTCGCCAAATTCCCTGCCGGCTTCCTCGGAAAAGAGACTTGAGACCGCCGCCTGCAGAAGGATCGCCCTGGTCGCCTCGAGGCCGTTGAGCCGTTCCGCGACCAGTAGCGCCTCGTCCCACACCATCCCGAGGGGATAGCGGCGCGCGTGGGGGTGTCCGTGATCCAGAAGCAGGCTGACCTTCTTCCGGATGCCCCACAGCCAATCCTTCAGCCCGGGTGGGTCTGAAGGCTGTCGAGACTCCCGCTGATCGCGCGAGCGCCCCGGACGACGGTCTCGATCACTTTTTTTAGGTCCTGCTCCGTCGCGAAGGTGAGTTCGGCGATCTTTTCCAGCGCCTCGATCTGCGCCGGGAACGGCACCCGGCTCACGTTGGGACGCTTCTCGGTCGGCACGTCGGCGGCGAGGGCGATGATGTCAGCCCCCAGTTCGGGCGCCTCGTGCAGAAGCCGCTGGCCGAAGACGGCGGCGGCCGCGAGCGCCTGCAAGGGATCGGCGGCCGCGCGCTGGAACAAGTCTGCGATGACCTCCCGATGTAGGGAGATCAGCGTCGTCACGTCCGGAAGCGACAATCCCCGGACGGTCATCTGGCCGCCGGGGAAGGTCACGGTCGCCGTCGCGGAGACGGGTTCGAAATCGAAGGACATGGGTCTCTATGCCCCTCGACTTACGGCGTATACGGACGGCCGTCGGCATAGATCGCCGCGGCTTGGCCGGTCTTCAGCAGGACGGCGACGTTGAACGCCATCTTCTGCCAGTCGTCGCCCTTGAGAGCATAGTCGCCGTTCGGGGACAGCTTCACGTCGGGCATATAGTAGTCGACGTTGGCGCCCTCGGGGTTGACGGCTTCGAAGCGCAGCGCGCCTTCCACCGGCTGGCTGCCCGACTGCACTTGGTCGCGGCTGTGGGCGTTGATGTCGTAGGTGAGTTCGAGGTCGTCGCCGTCGACAATCGAGCCGGCTTCCAGGATTAGGATGCGGGCGAGAGTCAGATCGACCTCGTAGTCGGTGCCTTCCACGAAGGTGGTCGCGCCCTTCTCCACCACCAGGTTGGAGATGTCGCGCACGCCGCTGGCGACCAGGTCAGAGCCGAGCTGGTAGTACAAGCCCTTTTCGACGTCCGTCAGGGTCTCGG